AGGTGGGTCAAACGGCTCAGGCGTTGCAGGTACTGGTGGCGCCGGAGGAGGTGGTGGTGCACAAAATCAATCCGCAGGTGGGTCTGGTGGTGGAGGAGTAGGAATATATGGTTCTGGAAGTAGTGGTGCGGGAGGAACTAATATAACTGGTGGTGGTGTCGGAAGTGGAGCAGGCGCTGCAACTGCAGGGTCCGCGGCAAGTGGAGGTACAGGTGGTGCAGGAGGATTATATGGTGGTGGCGGAGGTGGAGCGGACGATAGTACTAAAGCAGGTGGTGCCGGTCGTCAAGGAGTATGCCGGTTAATATGGGGTCCAGCTAGAAGATTTCCATTGGCAGTATATGCAACAGGTTCATTAAATCACGGGTGAAATAATATATGAAATATAGAGATAGAACAACGGGTGAAGTATATACCCTATTTCAATTACAACAAAAATTCTCAAACGTATCGTTTCCTGTTACATGGGATTCGACTACGTATGATTTCGCAAATGTGGATATAGTCACAGAAACACCACAACCAACTCCACACATTACAAATCGTATAGAATATGGTGGGGTTACGTTAGTCGATGGTCAATGGAAAGAAGTGTGGAACGAAGTCCCCAAATACGATGACCCCACTGAACAGAGTGCATGGGAAACGGAATGTGTAGCTACTCAATGGAATAATGTACGTGGGGAACGTGACCGATTAATATCAATGACTGATTATACACAAATGCCCGATTGTCCAATTACAACCGAAAGTAAAGCAAACTTTCTAGCCTATCGTCAGTCATTACGAGATATCACGAATCAAACAGACCCATATAATATTGTATGGCCAGAATTACCAATTTACGAAAAAGAATAATTTAGTTTGATATTTATATACGTACTCTAAACGGGATATGATATGGGTCTGTTAGGACAAATTCAAAGTGGAGCGTTATTCACCCGACAAACAACCACACTTTCTGCGGGAAGTGGGAGTTCGACCGCGTTTGGATTGTCATATATTTTATTAGATGTCACTTCGACTTCTGCCACAAGAGTCAGATTATATTCTGATAGTGCAAGTGTAGCGATTGATTCTTCACGAACCACGGCATCATTTGACTATAGTGCATCTGTTGGGTTGTCGTTAGATGTATCGTTAGATAGTGCATCAAAAATTATCTTTGACCCACCGATTATCGCAACAACATTTTCGGGAAGTCAAACGTGGTACAATATTAGTAGTGGAAGTGCAACCTTTACGTATTATCCAATTGAATCTGGGTATGCGACTCGTCAAGAACTAACCTTTTATGCAACCTCGTTACCAACGGGGTCACGTATTACAGGGAACCTAACTTCTCCAAAGGCATTTCTTCTATTGAGTGCAAGTTGTTCAACTTCACAATCACGACTACGATTGTTTTCCCGTGACATTACAACCATTCCCGCAACAGAAACGGCACGAGCATTTGGAACCGCTCCTGCTAGTGACGCATCACTTATAGTGGATATGGTATTTGATTCCTCAAGTTATAGTTACAAGATATCACCAGTACTACAAGCATACAATTTAACGAACTATGTACAAAGTGATAACTTTGTCGGATACGCAATAGATAATGTGTCTACAAGTCCATTATCAAATGTAACCGCATCATTATACATTTATACCATCGAAGATTAATATGAGATTTTATCCGTTTGGGTCTGGGTCAATTCCTGCAATTGTGGTATCGGCATCATTAGCACAGTACGCAGTACAGACACAGGCAGCAACATCAGTCATAAATGCATCGTTTGCACCAACCGGTAGACAAGGTGATGCGGGTCCACTGGGTCCGTGCATTTATGCATCTGGTTCGGCAGGAGCACAGGGTCCATCAGGTTCCCAAGGACCAGTGGGAACGGTTGATGGTCCATACGCGTAAGGAATAATATATGCAATCATATCCATTAGGTAAAACAAATTTTGCTACATCTGTTACTACTTCAAGTTTATCCGCGACTGCGGCGTTTTTACAATCGTCGGTCCCAACGGCAAGTATCGCTTTAAACTTTAGTGGTTCTATTGGACCAAGTGGGTCTGGATACATTAAGTCTGGGTCACAAGGAGTGACGGGTCCAACTGGACCACAAGGACCAAAAGGATTGGGTGTATATCTATTATCAAGTTCTTTAGCAACGTGTTGTACATATCTCGGGGATTTCTCAACAGATAATTCAGGATTACTTGGAAGTAACTGTTCAGGATATACCTCAGGAGTCAATAGTGTATACAGTAGTGACTGTACTGGTATTGCGAATGGTTGTACCTTGTACTTGAACTCAAATTGTTCTATTCGTGCGAACGTATACTGCTTCTCTGATGGTGGTAGTTACTATTGTACAGATAGTAATGGAACGGTTACGTCCACGGGTGGATGTTCAACTTAATTAATATATGGCATATTTCTTTCCGTTCGGTGTAGTCAACGCGACTGCGACAAGTGCATCATTCTCCGCTACTGCGGTTACCGCGAGTATCACGGCATCCACATCGGTTGTCCCCAGTACCGCATCATATGCCGTAAGAGTCATATCATCGGGGTCACAAGGACCATCTGGTTCGGCAGCATCCGCAGGAACGTGTCTTGCAACCGCCCCACAAGGACCGACTGGTTCTATAGGACCGTCCGGTTCACGTGGTCCATCATTAAATGGATGTCCGGTGGGTTCGGTCATATGTCCATCACTTACCCCACCATCTGGATATGCATACGTATGTATTCAAATTCCAGCAGGATGTACGGGAACAACTATATGTCCAGGTTCATTACCATAACCCCTTGACACAGACAATAAAAAGCATTATATTTTTAAAATAAACCATACAGGAGGTTTTATGTCAGAAGTAACATCAATTCCATTACCAATTGCTTTAAAAGAATTAATTATTAGTAATAATCAATTACTAAAAACGTATCAAGAAGATTTAACTAATAGAGTATTAGTAGCCAACAGAGAAATGATGACGTTGATGGGGTTATCAGAAACAGATGGGTGGGTAATTGATTTGCAAACACTTACCTATGTAAAGAAACCCGCATCAGAAGTATAATGATACACGAATCTGCCGAACGTGCGATTCTAACGTTCGGAAAGTTTAAAGGTTATTCACTCGCCCACGTATATTACAACAACCAATCGTATCTCCAATGGATGACGCAAACGGTTGGTATACCTGAAGTCTGGAAAAAAGCGGCACAAATGACGCTGAAAGGTGAGGATATTTCCCACCTTAAAATCGCAAAAACGAATAACCCGACTTCCACGTTCACACCACAAGTCTCGACCGACACCGTAGTTTCTATCCACTTAAAGGATAGTAAAACTGCGGTTGTCGTCATGCCATATAATCCCAATTTGATGGCAAAGTTCAAATATGAAGTGGATGGTCGGAAATGGAATGGGGAAGAGAAGTGGTGGGAATTTCCAGCAGTTCATCTCCCAAAAGCATTTAATGTCTTTGGTCAAAATAATATCAAGTGTGATGACAAAGTACTAACTTTCTTGAATAAGTTAAAAGACCGTCGTGAAGATTTGGATGAGATTCGGGTCAAAGAAGATGTAGAATTTGATATTAAGGGGATGCAACTTCAACTCTATCCGTACCAGAAGGTCGGAGTCAAGTTCGTGGAACGGGCAGATGGTCGGTGTTTGATTGCAGATGCGCCTGGATTGGGAAAGACCGCACAAGCAATCGGATTCGCACAACACAAGAATTTAAAAACCATCATCGTCTGCCCACTCTCCGTTGTGGTGAATTGGCAACGTGAAATCAAAAAGTTTACTGGAAAGGAGAGTACTGTATGGGATAGTAAAAACTATTATGGAAAGCTTAACAATCAGTTTCATATTGTTCATTATGATGCCGTTGGTAAGGTGGTTGGTGATTTACGGAAGCAGGAGTTTGACCTCTTGGTGTGCGACGAAGCTACTTACCTCAAAAACCGACAAACCATCCGAGCCAAGAGCATCTTAGGGTCATATAAAGAACGACGGAAATATCCAGGCATCAAAACGAAGTACTGTATCTTCCTGACAGGTACTCCGGTGATGTCCCGTCCTATTGAAGCATTTGCATTGTTGAATTTCCTCGACAAAGACCGTTTCAATAATTTTTTCCATTTCACCCAACGGTACGGCGGGTGGAAGGGTGAGGCACCACGTAACCTTCAAGACCTCCACGACCGTACAAAAGATTTGGTCATCCGCCGTAAGAAAGAACAAATCTTGACCGAACTTCCCGCAAAGCAACGAAATGACCTGTATGTGGAATTGACGAAGGATGAACAGAAGCAATATAAGGAAATGTTACGAGAAGTGTTTGGTCGGTGGAAGGTTGAGAAACCTACTATTGGTCACATGCCGAAAATCCAAGAGTTCTTGATTGAAAAGAAGATGCCACGGTTGGTGGAAATGGTGGACGAGTTCTTGGACAACGATAAACCTATTCTTATTTTCAGCAACTACCTCGCTCCACTGAAGTTCCTCCAAGAACACTATGGGGAGAAGTCGGCTATACTGACGGGTGAAATGAATAGTAAGGAACGTCAGAAATCTATTGACCGGTTGACCAGTGGAGAAGCTAAAGTAGGACTATTCAGTTTGATGGCTGCCGGTATGGGTATTGACGGACTACAGAAACAGATAGATACCGTCGTATTTCTTAATATGGACTGGACACCCGCAAACCACGAACAAGCAGAAGACCGTACCCATCGTATCGGCCAAACTAGTCAGGTGCAAGTCTATTATATGGTATGTGTAGATACTATTGACGAATATATGCGGGATATCCTTAAAGATAAACAAAGGGTCGCAGATTTGGTGGTGGACGGGGCATTGGTCACACCCGAACGTTCTAAGTCGTATTTTAAGGAGTTTGTGTCCAAAATCAGTCAGGTTTATAAAGAGGATATTTCCACCAAAAACGTAGACGATTGATATTTATTATAGTGGTAAAACCAAATAGTTAAAGGAGTTATTTATGGCAGAATACAATTTCCCGACAGAAACGATAGATTTGCCAAGTGGTGGAAAGCTCTATCCGGAAGGGAGTCCGTTACGGAGTGGGAAGATTGACGTTAAGTATATGACCGCAAAGGAAGAAGATATCTTGACCTCAACCAACCTTATCCAAAAGGGGACGGTATTAGACAAGTTGTTGGAAAGTTTAATTGTTACAAAGGGCGTCAAAC